GAAAAAGATTACGAAAAATGGAAAACCTGGCAAAAGGTATCATTCAATGAAAAAAATTAAATATGAGAATCTTGAAGAAGAATTTTATAAAGTTAAACAACAGAATGGATTATTAAAACTTCATATCGGACAATTAAAAACCACAATAGAAAGAATAAAAAAAGACCATAAATCTGACATTAATGAAATTAAAATTTTAGCAACTGAATGTAAAAAGAATTTTGGGAAGAGATTTATCTGGGAATCACTTAGTGATAAAGAATCTATTGAATTGAAATCGCTGAAAGAAATGATTAAAAAAGTTTATGTAATTGCAGAAAAATATAAGTAATTATGTGAAATGGTGTAATCCCCCAAAAGAGGAAAGACGCAATAATTGGTTTACAGTGCCGCCTCCTCCACGGGATAAAATTAAAGAAGCACATAAATGGTGCGTTCAACAAGAGTCAAAAGGATGTTTTTACCACCATTATACAAATACAAGATGGTGGTTTCAATATGAAAAAGATGCAATAATGTTTGCAATAAAATTTAGTGGATTATGATACTACCAAAAAAAATATTTGATCAAATTAGTTTCTGGGAACACACCGTAGAATTTGGTCGTGGTTATAGAGTATGGGATGTTTTTACTATTCATTTTAAGCAATGGTGGAAATTTAGAAAAAAAATAAAAATACAAAGAAAAATTGATTTTGACGATCAAAACTCTAACCGATTTACTCATTCCCCAACACCTAGCGCCGCTGATTTATATAATCAACTATATAACTGGTCGATACAATCCTGGGACGAAAAATTAGATAGTATCCAACGTAAATATGAAAAAAATAAATCAGGGAATGTAATTTATCTTAAACAGAAACCTAAAAATCTTAATAATGACTAAAAACGAACATTTTGAGAAAGCAAAAGAATTAATTGAGAAAAATTTTGATAAAGGTAAATCATATATTAGAGGGTCTTTATCTGTAAAAGATGATGGTCCTTTAAGCGAAAAGTTAAAAGGATTATTAAATGGCAATATCAAAAAGACGAAAAAGAAGGCAACGAGGAAAAAGAAAAGAACTACTCAAACGCAAAAAAGCCGAGACTTAGGCAAAACTACAAAGCCGAAAAAAAAGTCTTGACCCAGGCACAATAAATTCCAGGGTTCGAGGAGTTGTTCCAAATTTGATAGCAAATAACATAGTCGGCGTACAACCAATATCGATACCTAGTGGATTTTCGTTTAAAGATTTAGGTATAGTCGTGCATAAGGAGAAAAATTTCAAATAATGGAAACAAAAATAGAAATATGGAAACGAAAAATCCGTAATGGAAAAAGAAAACAAGCTGAGATGGTTGCAAGAAAAAAAGCAACAGAGCAGGAAGAAATTTGGCAACGATTATCAACTGTTAATAATCATACAAAAAAACGTAAACTCAAAGCAAGTTGGAAAGTTAATATATCTAATGATTTAACATCATTAAATTTTGATGCTATTAACGAAATAACAGATGCACTTGCTGATGAAATTCTTAAAAACAGAATTAACGAGGTACTGAGAAAATGAATTTAACAACCGAAGCTGAAAATCAGATTAAAAAATTACTAACTGAAAATGATGACGCAATAGCAATCCGTATTGGAATTATTGGTGGTGGATGTAGTGGATTTAGTTATGCATTTACTTTTGCCGATATGATTGAAGATGGAGATGTCGTTGTCAATGATCATGATGCAATTGTAATTGTTGATCCATTAAGTTATCAATATCTTCAAGATGCTGAAATTGATTATGTAAAAAATATCGAAGGCGAACGATTTGTAATTAATAATCCTATTGTTTCAAATCAATGTGGTTGCGGAATGAGTTTTTCCATATAAAGAAAATGAATTGGAGACAAAAACAAAAATTACATTCAACATCTATTCACACTGCTTGGGATGAAGAATTACCGTATAGTTATATGTACCCATCTAATACTACTGTTGATTGGGCCGATACCGACACTCCTGAAAATGCTCAATATATCAAAAATATAAAATATACTTTCAATGAACATGGATTTCGTAGTGATCCTTTTAATATAAAAAGTGATATAAATGTTTTGGCTGTTGGGTGTAGCATGACAGTTGGCGTTGGCGTTGATCAAAATGAAAATTGGCCAAATAGACTTAAACAGAAAATTATTGAAAAAACACAAAAATCAGTTTCAATGTGGAATTTAGCCACAAGCGGTGCAAGTTGCGATTATGTTTCGAGAATAATAGCAAAATCGATATCGAGTCTCCAACCAAATTTAATAGTAATATTCTGGCCCCCTATTTCAAGACTTGAAATTCCTACACAATATGAGGGTAAAATAATACAAGGATTCCCTCATATGGATATTTTTCCAAAAGAATTAGTTGATGAAAAATATTTCATTTATAATTTTAGAAAAAATAAATTACTAGTTGATGCAATTAGTAAAAATTATGACATTCCTATAATATCAAATCCTGTTTTTGAAATTGATCCCCTAGGGAGAAAGTTCCCTTTTATTAAAGATACCTCTGGACGAGATGGTCAACATCCAGGCCCAACCTGGCACGAAAATATAGCAAATTGGTATTATCAATCCTGGCTCTATAACTATCTTTAAGATAAATAAAAATACATAATCGCCGGTTTAACCGGTTTATGCGGAGGACCCACCGCGTAGTCCCTAGAACGGCAATATAATATAGGAGTAAAAAACAATGGGCAGACCTCTCAATAAAAGGTATTTTGGCAAGCCAACTGCTGGTGGACACGAAGTTAAGGTTCGTTTTAATGACGGCACTGGCGAAAAAGAAGGTTGGATTGTTAAGCAACGTTCTTCACGTAAATTTCTTGTTACCGACGGAACAGTAACAGCAGAATGTAAATTAGTTGATAAAGCACCTGGTGCTACAACCGCAGGTGAAATGACAATTTCAGTAAGAGATGATGCTGGTGTTGTAAAACAAGTAATCAAGGTTGCTGGACGTAAAGTAACGGTTGATACTGGTGAAAGTATTGGCTGGACATTCGATGACAGTACTACTGATAATCGTGTTGAGATGCCCGAAGCAGGTAATCCAACTAATGTTATCCCAGCTACAGCAATGGTTGCCGATGTAGAATATGAAATCGTAACGGCTGGTACAACTGACTTCGTTACTGAACAAGGTGCAGCAGACAATAATCCTGGTACACGTTTCGTAGCAGTTGGTCCAGGTACTGGTGATGGAACAGTTATAAGCACAGCCGATGCTGAAGCTGATTCGTTCTAATAATAATAAAATTTTACCTATTAGACCTCTTGTGTGATAATTACATACAAGAGGTTTTTTTATGGTTGCATATATTGCCGGAAATGGAGAGTCACGTCGCCGTATTTGTGTCCGAAAAGTCAAAGAAAAAGGTTATCTTTATGGGTGTAATGCTCTTTATAAAGAGATAACTCCAGATGTCTTAGTGGCTACTGATTATGATCAAGCACATACAATTCAAATGACAGGATATGCAAAACACAATAGATTTTACACAAGAGAACCGTATGCGAATACAGGAGCCAAAAAGTTAAAGATGCCGTATGCAAATTGGTGTAGTGGAGCTAATGCTATACAATTAGCAATTGAAGATGGTCATAAAGAACTTTATATTTTTGGTTTTGATTTTGGTAGTAACAATGGAAAATTTAATAATGTTTATGCTGGTCACGAACATTATCGAAAGAAAAATGATGAACCAATAGATGGAAAAAATTGGTTTTGGCAAATTAGTATTTTAATAAAGTTTAATAAAACAGTTAAATTTAATTTTGTTTTCGGAGAGGAATCAGTTCAAGAATATATTGATTTACTACAAAATTTCGAAAATGTTAAGATTCTAAGTATTCGTGATTTTTTAATTCATATAAATAACAACGTATAAAGGGATCTTTTGATGAGCTTGAAAAAGAGGATTAAAGGCGATTACACCATCGAAACTATCAATGACGGCAATGACAATACTATCACATTACGAGCTCTTGGCGGTAATAGTAAAGTAGTTATCGACGGTGATTTAACAGTTCTTGGAACACAAACATCGGTTAACTCAACAGATACCAATATTGTTGATAACACAATTGTTTTAAATTCGGGCGAAATTGGTGCTGGTGTAGGCGAAGGTTTTTCGGGTATTGTTGTTGATCGAGGAACACTTGCTGATGCAGGACTGAGATTTAATGAATTAACAGATACCTGGGAAATCGATAATGGATCTGGTACTTGGTCTCCGATACTTACATCATCATCGGGTTCGGGTCTACAAAATATAGTTGAAGACACCACGCCTCAATTAGGTGGTGATTTAGATGTAAATGGATTTTTAATTACCAGTGCTGCAAACGGTGATGTTACAATTGTTGCGAATGGTACTGGATTAGTGAAAATTGATCAAGAACTTTCATTAAAAGAACAACTAACAGACGAAACACCAGTGCCGGGATATAATAAATTGTACGCAAAATCAGTAGGCGCTGGCGGCACCGGCATTTATTTTTCAAATTTATCAGAAACCGGTGAAATGATTTCGAAGAAAAAAGCAATTGTGTACAGTATTATTTTTTAAGGGTAGATAAATGTCAATACAAACAGCAACCGTAGGATTAACACCAACTACCGTATATACAAGTGTAGGTGGATCGGCAATTACATTTATGTCATTATGTAATTTTGGAACAAATGATGTTACATGTAATGTATATGTAGTTCCAAATGGTGATGTACCATCAGATTCAAATATTGTTATTAAAGATTTAGAAATATTAGCTGGTGATACGTATATCCTTTATCAAGGTGGCGAGAAAATTTTATTAGATGGAAATGACAGCGTTGTTGTTTCGTCATCAATAGGAAATACTGTTTCGGTAGTTACCAGCTTTGCTGGAGGATTGTAATGGGATATTTTGTTAAAAAAAATATTATCGGAAGCGAAGGGTTAGTTATTCCGTCTGGTGGTACAGCCGAAAGACCTATAACACCTATTAAAGGTGCACTTAGATTTAATAATGATACAAATAGTCTAGAATATTTTAATGGCTCAGCGTTTGTAACTATTGCTAAAGCCGGGAATAGTACAGTTGATGTCCATAATTTTGTTACAGATGGCGTTAATGATACTTATATATTGCCTTGGAATGATATAACCGATGAAAGATCTTTAGTATTTTTAAATGGCATTCATCAAACACCTGGACCAACTGAACATTATGTTATTGACAATGTTGGTGGTAATGTATCAATAATATTCCAATCAGTACCACCATCAAATTTACCAGTAACAGTTATTCATGGAATGTTTAGTACATTGGTATCAGATTCTGAAATATTTGATGTTCCAAATTTATAAGGTAGAATAAATGGCACTTAATTTAATTAGCGGTAAAATGTTGCAATCGGATTTGTTGCGAGATAGTATCGATCTTGCATTCGAAACAAATCTATTATATTTGGATGTTACTAACAATAGAATTGGTGTTAAGACCAATGCACCATCAGCCGAACTAGATATTCAAGGTAATCTAAATGTAACTGGTCAGGTGCAAATTGCTAACCAAGCGCAAATTGCAAATATTATCGCCGCATCAAATTCTATTACAAGCAACAATGGTGATTTAATTTTTAACTCACTTAGTGGAAACATTTCTGTAAGTAATAAAAGAATTACTAATCTTCTTGACCCTACTGCAAATACAGATGCCGTTACAAAGCAATATTTAGATAATGCACTTTCTGCTCTTAACGCCGATAAAATTGTAAGCGATAATTCTGCATTAACTGTTTTTGATGACGGAATAAATCCAGGATCGTTTGATTTTACACTTGATGGTAATAGTGTTGCAACGTTAGATAGCAATATTTTTAATTATCAGGGTCAGATTATTGCAGGAAGTCAGATAACGACACCAACTGCAAATCTTGGTTCACTTATTATTAACAATGATACAATCAGTGATACCACAGGTACAGTAAATATTAATGCATCAACACAGATAAATTTAAATTCTTCGGTGAATATATCTGGGATGGGAACCAGTCGAATTTTATTTGTTGATTCTGCTGGACTTATCGACACAAATCCAAATTTTACATGGGACGGAAGTAATGGAGTCGTTACTGGTTCACTTACCGTTGATGATGTTAATATTGATACTAACAGTATTTCATCAGTTACAGCAGGATTAAATATCAACACCGCAGCGAATGGTTCGCTTATTATTTCAACAGGCACAGGCATTGTTGATATCAATACAACATCGGCTATTCAATTACCGGCAGGTTTAACTACTCAACGTCCAACAACACCGACAGCAGGAATGACACGTTGGAATTCAGCAAATGCAGAAATTGAATATTATGATGGAACAACATGGCAATCTACACAAAGAGCATTCAGTGTAACATCACAACAAATCATTCCCGACGGTGTTTCAACATCATACACTCTAAATAAATCAGCTACTACTGACGGGGTATTAGTTACCGTTAATGGTATTGTTCAAGATCCCGAAGGCGGCGCGGTTTATTCTGTTACAGGAACCACTATTACTTTTACATCAGTTCTTCAACCATCAGATGTAGTTTCTATTAGATTTTTAGAACCTTAAAAATTATATACGTATAGCCAAAATTGCTCAATTTGCAATAAATACTGTTAAGATTAACAGGAGCTAACCAGAATGGCTATTACACGTATTAAAAATAACCAGATTACTGATGCAACAATTGATGCATCAACAAAAGTCGTGCCAAATTCAGTTACAGCAGGACTTCTAGAAAATAATTTAACATATGGTTCGAATCTTACCGTTACCGGTGATCTTATCGTTAACGGTACTACAACAACTATTAGTACAACAAATACCGTTGTTGAAGATCCAGTTCTTTTGTTAGGATCTCAACAAACAACCCCATTTGCTGACCTTGGTTTTATTGGGGAACGTGGAACTGCATCAAGTGTTGCATTTGTATGGGACGAAAGCAATAACAAATTTAGAACAGGATTTACATCAGACACCGATACTTCGGGTGCAGTTACTTTTACAGGCGATGCTGATTTACAAGTTGGTGGTTTAACTGCTACTGCTACATCATCTTTTACATCATTAAATCTAAGTGGCAATTTATCAGTTAATGGCACAACCACTCTAACAGGTCTTGTAACAGCAAATGATATTGATACAGGCACAATGGACGCTACCGGAAATGCTACCGTTGGCGGTACTCTTAGTGTTACTGGTGCAACAACACTTTCGTCAGTTACAGCATCAGGTCTTGCTAACTTAGATGGTGGTATTGCAGTTGATACCAATGCATTTACTGTAGCAGGTGATGGAACTGGTAACACAGCAATTGCTGGTACACTTGATGTTACTGGTGCAGTAACTTTTAATACTGATGTTACATTGTCCGGCGGTTTAGGCGACACATTTACTATCACTGATGGCGGCGTTACTCCAACAACTACTTTTGAAGTTGCAAGCGATACTGGTAATACAACAATTGGTGGCACATTAACAGCTTCAAGTACCTTAACTGTAGCTGGTTTAACTGATTTAAATGGCGGGTTAACAGTTGGAAACGTAACACTTGATTCAGGATCAACTTTTGATGCAGGCGCTAATGCGTTAACAAATCTAGCTGATCCATCAGCAGCACAAGACGCAGCTACTAAGGCCTATGTTGATTCAACAATTGCTAGTAGTACATTCACATTAACAGACGGTACAAACTCACAAGTTATTGCTGGTGGCGATACATTAACTGTTAATGGTACAGCAAACGAAGTTGAAGTTACAGTTTCAGCTACAGATACACTTACAATCGGTTTACCAAATGACGTTTCAATTGCAGGTACATTAGCAGTAGCTGGTGTTTCGACACTTAGCGGTCTATTAAATGCTAATGGCGGTATTGCAGTTGATACATCAAACTTCACAGTTGATGGAACCACTGGTGCTGTTACTACAGCCGGATCACTAACAGCAGCTGGTCTTGCTAATCTTAATGGTGGTATTGCAGTTGATACATCAAACTTTACAGTTGATGGAACCACTGGTGCCGTTACTACAGCAAGTACTTTAACAGTAGCTGGTTTAACTGATCTAAATGGCGGTTTAACTGTTGGTGATATTACCGTTGATGCAACAAGTACACTTGATGCTGGTGCTAATAAATGGACAAACTTAGCAGATCCAACACTTGCACAAGACGCAGCTACTAAGGCTTATGTTGATAATGTTTCTTCAACTGGATGGACACTTAGTGATGGTACAACTTCACAAGTTGTTCAAATTGGCGATACCGTAACACTTCAAGGTACTGCCAACGAAGTTGATGTTCTTGTATCAGCACCTGATACAATGACAATTGGTTTACCAAACGATGTAACAATTGGAAATGCATTAACTGTTACGGGTGCTGGTTCAGTTGGTGGAACACTTACTGTTACTGGTGCAACTGATCTCAATGGTGGTTTAACTGTTGGTGATACCACTTGGGATACTGCAAGCACCATTAACGCGAACTCTAACAAGATTATTAACCTAGCAGATCCGACAGCAGCACAAGACGCGGCTACTAAGGCTTATGTTGATAATGTTTCTTCAACTGGATGGACATTAACAGACGGTACAACCTCTCAAACTATCCAGATTGGTGATACCGTAACACTTCAAGGTACTGCTAACGAAGTTGAAGTTTCGGTAACTGCTATTGATACAATGACAATTGGTTTACCAAACGACGTATCAATTACAAATAACCTTACTGTAGCAGGTCTTGCTAATCTCAATGGTGGTATTGCAGTTGATACCAATGCGTTCACGGTAGCAGATGCTACTGGTAATACAGCAATTGCTGGTACACTCGATGTCGCTGGAACTACTACATTAACTGGTGGTTTCGTTGCAAATGGAACAGCTGACTTTAATGGTGCTGTTACAATGGGTAATGTTACTTTTGGTGCAGGAAGCACCATTGATGCCGGTGCCAACAAAATTACTAACGTAGCAGATCCGACAGCAGCACAAGATGCTACTACTAAGGCATACGTTGATGCTCTTGTTACTTCTGGTACAGTATGGCGCGATCCAATTCGCGATCCAAATTTTGTTGGTGTACAAGGTACAGAGCCAGCTTCGCCACAAACAAATACAGGTTATATTGCAACTGCATCGGGCACCTGGACAGGTGGTATTGCTGTTACCGCTGGTGATTATATGTTCTGGAATGGTAGTGCCTGGTCTAAGGTACAAAATCCAGTAGTTGCAGGCGATCGCTTTATTATTGCTGGTGAAAATGGAAATATTGAATCAACCCTTTATGATATTGGTTTCCGCACTGGTGACATTGTTGAATATGTAAGTGGTCCATTTGATCAATTCTCATCATGGTCGACACCACAAGACGATGGATACCAAGTAATTAACTTCACTGTTAAAAAGACAAGTACAGATTCAACAGGATTTGCAAATGATGCAACTGTTTACGTACTTGATATTTCGACTGATGTTGGTAGCGGCGAAACATTAGCACAAGTACAAGTAACTGGTTCAGCAGCACAGACTATTGGCGATTTAATTAACGAGATTAATACTGATCTTGATTCAACATTTGGTGCTGGCAATGTTGTAGCATCACTTGAGCCAGAAGGTCATATTCATATTGCCAATACCGCTAATTCAAATCGCGTAACAATCAAAGAAGGTACAGCAGCAGGTACCGGAATGCTTGCTACACTTACTGATTTTGATAAGATTTTAGCAGGTATCGAGGATGGTACTACTGTTATCGCGAATGATCCAGATAGTATTGATTATGGTCATACTTATACATACTCGCACGAAGGAAATGTTTGGGTCGAAATTGCTGGTCCAGGTTCAATTGAAGCTGGTAACCAACTATATTATAGCGGTAACATTCTGAATGTTAGTGAAGGTGCTGGAAGCGGTCTCGATGCTGATTTACTCGACGGTCAAGACAGCCCATATTACTTAGATTGGACAAATACAACTAATAAACCAAGCCCAACCATTACTTTAGCTGGTGATGCAAGTGGTTCGATTACACTCACAGAACTTAATAGCGGTACACTTACCGTAACAGTTCTTGATGATAGCCATAATCACATCATTTCAAATATTGATGGATTGCAATCGGCTCTTGATGCTAAGCTAAATGATACCGGCGATACAATGGACGGTGCCTATACCGTAACAGCTACCGGATCAATTAGTTGGTCAACTGCTCCAACACTCGGCGATCATTTAACAAATAAAACTTACGTTGATGGTTTAATTGCTGCTGGTTTTACATTACAAGATGATGCAGCAACACCAAATACCACAACGATTTCGGGCGGCGATACACTTACCGTTAATGGTACCACTAACGAAATAGAAGTTCTTGTTGGAACCGATTCTCTTACAATTGGATTACCAGACAATGTTACAATAACTGGCTTACTTTCAGCTAGTGGTGGTATTAGTACCGATGGTGCGTTTACAGTAGCAGATACAACAGGTAACGTTGCTACAACAGGTACACTAACAGTTTCGGGACTTTCATCTCTTGATGGTGGTATTGATGTTAGTAGTAGTGCATTTACAGTAGCAAGTGGTACTGGTAATGTGTCTACAAGTGGTACATTGAATGTTACTGGCGCGGCTACTTTTGGTACAGATGTAACATTAAACGGTGGTGCTGGTGATACCTTTACTATCACTGATGGTGCACTTACACCAGCAACTACTTTTGAAGTTGCAAGCGATACTGGTAACACAACTATTGCCGGTACTGCTACAGTTAGTGGTCTTGCTAATCTTAATGGTGGTATTGCAGTTGATACATCAAACTTTACAGTTGATGGAACGTCTGGTGATGTTAGCACTGCTGGAACGTTAACCGTAGCTGGTTTAACTGATCTAAATGGCGGTTTAACTGTTGGTGATGTAACACTCGACGCGGCATCAACTTTTGATGCTGGTGCTAATAAACTTACAAACTTAGCAGATCCAACAGCAGCACAAGATGCAGCTACCAAGGCTTATGTTGATGCACAGTCAGCAACTGGTTTCACATTACAAGATGATGCAGCAACACCAAATACCACTGTTATTTCGGGAGGTGATACACTTACTGTTAATGGTACCACTAACGAAGTTGACGTAGTTGTTGGAACAGATACTCTTACAATTGGTTTACCAAACGACGTAACAATTGGTAATAACCTAACTGTTACAACAAATGCAACAGTTGGCGGCGCGCTAAGTGTTACTGGTACTGCTACGGTTAATGGCGTTGCTAATCTCAACGGTGGTATTGCAGTCGATACATCAAACTTCACAGTTGACGGAACCACTGGTGCTGTTAGTACTGCAAGCACCTTAACTGTTAGTGGTGCAACTTCATTAGGAAGCACACTTAGCGTTGTTGGCCTTGCTAACTTAGATGGTGGTATTGCAGTTGATACTAATGCATTTACTGTAGCAGGTGATGGAACCGGTAATACAGCAATTGCTGGTACACTTGATGTTACCGGCGCAACTTCTTTAACAACTACTGGTATTACAGGAGTTCTAACAGTTACCGGATCAGCAGCAATTGATAACATTACTATTAACGGTAATTCAATTGATGCTACTGCTGGTACAGAGATCGCTATTAATGATGCAGGTGGCGATTATAATGTACGTATTGAAGGTAACTCAGATACTAACCTTGTTGTAGTTGATGCAGGTACTGACACCGTTAATATTGGAACAGCAACACCGGTTACCGATGTTAAGTTCCAAGTTGGCGGTACTTCTTCAGTAATACTTCCAATTGGTACAACAGCACAACGTCCAGCTACTGGTGTTACCGGTATGCTACGTTACAATACAACACGTAATAAGTACGAGTACTTTGATGGAAGCGTTTGGCAAGGAATGGGAACTGAATTCACTGTTATTGCAAGTGAAGTATTTAACGGTGATGGTTCAACAACAACCTTTACTTTATCGAGTGCTCAAACAACGGCATCTTGTATTGTAAGTATTAACGGTATTGTTCAGCAACCAACCACAGCATATAGTGTAACTGGTACAACGTTAACATTTACACAAGCACCAGCAGTTGGTGATGTTATTGAAGTACGTGAAATTACTACAACTACTTCAATTGTTGCAGTATCTGATGGTGTTTCAACACTGCAAGCAAATAATACACAGTTTGATTTAACTGGACATATTATTCCGACTGTTGATGTTACTTACGATCTCGGTAGCGCAACAAACCGCTTCAGAGATCTTTATCTAAGTGGTGCTACTATTGATTTAGGTGGTGTTAAGATTAAGAATAATGCTGGTACAGTTCAATTCTTACAAAGTGATGGAGTAACACCAGCACCAGTTGATCTTGGTACAACACTTGACCCAGATGTAACAATTGATGGTGGTACATATTAATAGATTGGGCGGCTGGGATTAATTCCCAGCCCTGACCCGTTGGGCAATAGCATTTTGCTATTCTGACCCGTTGGGCATTATTGTTAGCCGCAATAATTTGACCCTCTCAAATAAGGAGACTATATAAATGGCAAATACGATTTTACATAAAAGGAGCTCGGTAAGCGGTAAGGTTCCGTTAACAACGGACTTACAAGATGGCGAGCTTGCTCTTAATACTGCTGATGGTATTGTTTATTTTAAGGATTCGAGTGGTGCTGTTATCGATCCAGCAGCAATTCGATATACTGACGCTGAAAAATCAAAATTAGCTGGTATTGAAGCTGGCGCTCAGGTTAACCCAACCGCAGCAGAAATCAAAACAGCATATGAATCAAACCCAGATACTAATGCTTATACCGATGCTGAAAAATCAAAATTAGCTGGTATTGAAGCTGGTGCTACTGGAGATCAAACCGCCGGAGAGATCCTTTCTCTTCTCTTAACTGTTGACGGTCCTGGTTCAGGTCTTGATGCAGATACACTTGACGGAACTTCAAGTTCAGGTTTCATTAAAACCGATGGAACATCGACTGTTACCGCTAATATTTCATTAAATGGTAATCGTTTAACTAATGTTGCTGATGGTATTGATGTTAGTGATGTTGTCACTAAGCAACAACTTGATTCAGCACAAGCTGGATTATTAACAAAACAACAATGTCGTGTTGCTACAACTACTGCTTTACCAGCTGTGACAGCATCTGGTTCTGGTGTTGGTAAAACATTGACAGCTAATTCACCAGGTGTTTTAACTGTCGACGGAATAAACACAGTGTTAGGTGATCGTATCTTAGTTAAAGATCAAGCTAATGCTGTTGATAACGGTATTTACGAAGTAACAGTTGAAGGTAATTCCTCAACTGCATTCGTGCTAACTCGTGCCTCAGACTTTGATGGTAATCCATCTGGTGAAGTAAAAGCTGGTGTATTCACCTTTATTAACGAAGGTAATGATCTTGGAAAATCTGGTTGGACGTTGCTTGATACTGGTCTCACTGGCGGAGGAAGTCCTGTTGTCGCTGTTGTTGATACAGACCCTCTCACTTTTACACAGTTCCAAGGTTTACCGCAGTACATCGCTGGTAATCAACTAACTTTAACCGGTCAGACTTTTGATGTTGTTGAAGGTCCAGGTAGTGGTTTAGATGCCGATACAGTTGATGGTATTCAGGCGGCTTCGTTTTTACGTAGCGACACAACCGATACACATAGCGGATCGATTACACCAAATGTCGATAATACCATTAATCTTGGTAGTGCTACAAAGCGTTATACAGGTATTTACGCTGTTACCTTTTATGGTGAAGCAACCACAGCACAATACGCTGACTTAGCTGAAATTTATGTAGCCGATGAAAATATCGAACCAGGCACTGTTGTATCATTTGGGGGATCAGCAGAAGTAACACGCTGTCTAATAGACATGGATACTCGTGTAGCCGGTGTTGTTTCGACTAACCCTGCATATCTAATGAACAGTAATGCTGATGGTATTCCGGTTGCATTGCAAGGTCGCGTTCCTTGTAAAGTTAGCGGAACAATTAAGAAAGGTGATATGCTCGTTGCCGACGGTAAAGGTGGTGCTCGAGCTGAAGAAAATCCAAAAATCGGGTCCGTAATTGGTAAGGCACTTGAAGATTCTGAAGGCGATGCAGTTATTGAAGTTGTTGTTGGACGACTTTGATAACTATTTGCAATAATTGAAAAAGGGCCGATGGCCCTTTTTCAATGACTAAATATTATGATGCAAAAATTATATAGATCTGAATACCCTGGTGAATTTGTTATTATTGATACTGTTTTTTCAAATGGCGAGAAAAAACAAACACGAGAATGGGTTAATAACCCTATAGAAGTTAAAAGTACAAGTCGACGTGCATGTTGTATTGCACCTGGAGAAGATACTGAAACATTTCCAATGATTCGACTCGAAAAGCATCCAGGAGGACTTCTTGGTCGCGATCGAATGCAATTATACGCTACTGAAACATTATGGAAAAAATTAAATTCAGATTTTTTAATTGTTCAAGATCAATATAATCTTAACGAAATATTAGAAGCCGGATACCAAAACGATCATATCGTGTACACGTCAACAAAATTATGTATTGAAAATCCTGGCGAATTTTATTTAATACCATATGGTATTCGATTATTATCACCAGCAACAGCTCTATGGCTTGCTTGTTTTGATGGACATAAAGAAATTTTTATGTTCGGATATAATTATTATGATGAAGATGAAAAAATTGTATCACAAATAAAAAAGGTCATGGACACATATAATGACGTGAACTTTTATCATGTCACAGATAATATCTCACCGGAACTCTTCAGAAGATGTATTAACTGCGAAATTATTGGAAAGAGAGATTTTGTTACTCGTTGTGACATCTAAAATTTTCTTTAACTGTAGTAATTTTGTCAAAAACATCATCAATTTTTAAGGTAGCCCAAAATCCCGGATGTAATGGTTTTGGAACAATATCCGAATCAATCCAAGCAAATCCAACATGTTCGTGATTTAGATGCGGAATAAATTCGTCTTTGACTATACAATAAAATGTATGGTAAATGAAATGTTCGTTATTAGCAGTAAATTTTTCTATTGGAATAAGTTTTATAATCTCAGGCATAAAACCCATTTCTTCGCGGCATTCTCTCTCAATAGTTTCTAATAATGTTTCGTTGTTTTCAACTTTGCCACCAGGTAACCCCCAATGGCCTCGGTGTTTTTCGTCGTCTCGCATTAAAAATAAATGGCGGTTTGTGTTTTGTGAATAAAACCAAATACCAACAGCATTAATTGGATCATTCATAAAACAAGGCCCCATCGACCACCAGGATATATGCCTTCATAACTACGACGCCACCTACCTTTTGATTCTCCATTATCAACTTTGTATTTGTATTGAATACCTGTTGAAAGATTGGTAACAAATTCTGGTGTTTTTCCTGAACTATTCGGATCAAGACTAATAATGTTTTTGTGGTCTTCATCAAATTCTTTATAGCTAAATGCCACGAACCAATCACTGCCGTTAAACTCAATAATATCATTTTTCTTTGCTTCGAGTGGTGATCCGGTACCTTGCCAAGCATCAGCGACATCTAGGTTTGAAATATTACCAATATCATCGAGTAAAAGATATCGTTGTCCAGTTGCAGCAGGCGGTAAACCTATACCAGGACCACTTTCAAGAGGATCAATTACAGCATCGATTGGATCTAAAGTATTCACAGGTAAAGTATCAGGATCGATTGTTACGAGCAGTACGTTTTCGTCACTAGGATGATAAGCTACTGTGCCGATAATATCTGGTTCACCTTCTTCTTCAGGTTCAAGACGGATTTGCGATATTCCATCATTTAGTGCACCATACTCGTCAATGATAGCATGCCAAGATATGCTGGTATTAATTAAATCAGGGAAAGTAGTAATATCACCATCGTCGCCGGGTTGTTCTTGTGGAACTGCTCGAATTTCGTTATTCAACAAAACGGCTTTGTAACCATGAGGTGTAATTTTAATGCGAGTACCAAGTAAAATATTATCACCTTCGATAGCATCAACATACGAGCCACTATCATCATAAATGCTTGCAATGACTTTATGAATAACACCTTCTTTTGTTACCCTCGCTGGCGGACTAATCCAAATCGGAATATTAAATTTCATTGATGCGATATCAATACTTTCATCACCGTTAGGGATATTTCTTGATGTCCATGTAATGTCTTCTAATTCTACAACACTTAAACTAGTCCAATCAAGATAATTGTCGGTTGATTGGATTTCAAGTGATGGATTAAATAAGGTAGCAATTTGTTCAATTAATTGTAATTTTTGATTCGTATTTGAAGTCCAAATATCTAATGTTATCCCTAAGGCATAAGGAACCGGCATTGGGCGTTCAATTAAAAATGCATTACCTTGTGTTGTTTCGTAAGTTTGTGACGTTTCATCCCATTCACGCTGTCTAACTTGTCGACGATCGACGAAATGTGGTTCTTGTATTCGTGGTCGATCATATTTTAATGAATTAATATAAAAAGACATCATTGGTGCACAAGGAAGATTATTGCGTGAATTTTCTTGAAGTATAACTTGAGCATTACGAGACGAGTCACCATAACGAATAGGTACTCTTACTAAAGTAACATTTCCGCTATCGTCGACGCCACCTTCAACTTCAAAATTACTAAACATTCGAGCAAATTGCAGTAGAAATCGACGAATTTGTTCATCATAGAAATAGTGGCTACTCATTATTTTTAATTATCCTTCTTTGGGTCTAATAAATCGCTAAGCGATTGTCTGCTTGGAATTTCGCCACGATCAGTAGTTGATATGGTATCATTATTATTAAAGAATTTACTGCGTTGAGTTTCGCCGTCGAGATAGAGATCTGTTCTAACATTATCTTCAACCTTCACCCAGATATGACCATTATAGCGGAATAGTCTATTAGGATAGTAATCGAGTCGTAAAACATAATCTCCAATTTCAGGATTTGGTGGAAACGAAACAGCCGGTGTAACTGGCCAACCATTTGGCGGAATGCCATCACCATCTAAATATCCTAATTTTAACTCTCCACGAGTATCCGGTGATATGGCACCTCGATCAGCAGTAAGAAGGGTTGAGTCAACTGTTACGATAGCATTGTCAGCAGTAAAGCCTGTTGTATCAACAGGATGGCCTTCTTCATCGTAAGTGACAATATAAAATTTACTTACATCATAACCACTAAGTGGAACTTCAACCTCGGCTTGAGTAAGAATAGCATCATTTAATTCGCCATTTTTAGCACATTGCGACATATAATCGCGTAATGTACCGGATCCATTTCCTGCTCCATCATCGCCGTCAATGTCACCCTGGGTATCTATGTATCGATCAAGTATATCATTATATTCTTGTGTTCCAACCATTGGTATAGCTTTGACTCTCCATAGATGAGGATACCAAGTTTGGCTGAATCCTTCGCTTGCATAATCAGCATCTTGAATTACATAAAATTTAGGAATAGCCTTGGGAATTGAATTATCCAATGGATGATAATCTTTAAGGTTAGGAATTTCAAGAACATCACCATTCATCAATTTTCGACCAATTTGGTCAATCATATCGTTATAGTGAAATGTGACAAACAATGTGTCATTTTGCAAAAATAAACCAAATTGCGATAAATCAAAATCAATATCTTGTGTTTGATAAACCCCTCTTAAAGTGTAAACATCATCTTCGTATTCTCGATTTCTGTTTTCTAACAGAAGAAGATCTTCGATGAATAAAGGGTTTGTTTCGGAATATGATGGGCGGGTAGCATCACCAGATGGTTCGGCTGTTTGCTTTGGGCCTAAATATTTATGAATGTGTATATCAATCCCGCCAACAATATATTGTTCTCTGATAATACGATCCAGAAAACGATAATCGTTAGATTTTTCAGGTCTATATAGACTTAATCGAGGCATACATTTTATTCCTGCATTGTTTGTATTTATGCAGAAATAAAATGAGAAATATTTCAGAATATTTGTTCAGCGGCTTCGCTTAATGTTATTTCGTTATCGAATGCTAAACCTAATGAATCTTTTGTTGATATCGAGCATCTAATTACTTTATTATCTGAATTTATATATACAATAACAAGATATTTGTCGTCGTTTGATTTTATGATGTATTTTATTAGTTGATTAGGATTTGACCAATCCCGAGTTATATCTCTCCAGGATTCATCCAGATTCATTTTTTCACACGAAATAGCAAAGTTCATAAGTTTGCATGTAACAAGGAATTTTTCAAAATCCATCAGGTAAAATACTCCATAAGATCAGAAAGCTTAGCTTTTTCGATAAACAGTTTAGATTCTTTCTGAGGTAAAATAAAAACAATATCTGAATGAATTAATGATATGTTTGAAATATTACCAGACATATCAGACTTATATCGATAAAGTATATGAGCTTCAAAATTAGAATTGGAAATAATTAAATATTGAGTAACATGATAATTATCTGAATTTTTGTCTCTGTGTAGAGATATGGTTTCGTTGTGTGAAACCATATCTCTCAATTTCCAGTGTGACAACAAAGATGAGAATTTCATTTTAATTTTGGATAAATTTCTTTGCTTTATAAGCTGCAAGTCGGCTAATGTTTCGGAGGTTTTCTTCTGCTTGCCTTTGTCCTTCGCACGAAGGATTATATCCAGCAATAAAAATTCGTCGAGGCAAAAAAGAGTACATTAAGTCAAAAATAATGTTTGGGAGCCAGAACACTGCACGAAACATCATTCACCTCGAATTTTATTTAGGATTTCATCAATACGAAATTTTGCGTCTTCGTATGCTTCAGATTTCCCTTCGTACATTCCATAAAGGTACGGATCTAACCGCTGACCTGGGTTTCCGTATTCTTTACTTTCGTAATCAAATTCGTCACGCAAATCTTCAAGCAATTTAACGATGTCCATATTTTTTACCTCGCATGTCTTTTTCGAGAATACCAATAAACCGCCCCATTGAAAGGAATTTATCATCACGAATCAGAATAGTACGGTAATAACGGAATGCCATTTCGAGCGAACCGTATTTCCTCAAAAGGAAGTCTTCGGTAACATTTTTACACATGATATCACCCAAGTGTTGTTTCGCAACCGAACTCGTAACAGTGTTCACCATATTCGGTAACAGTAGAGATCTTCCAGCAATCGCAGCGATATGGGCGAGAATCGCGATATGCTTCACATTCGTCTTTTGTACCCATGCACATAATCTGAGAATCAATGTGCGCGATGTAGATTTCATCAGGATTAAGCATTATCGTCCACCTCTGGAAAATGACGCCAGTAATCGTCGGGATCTTCGTAACCGCCATCAACATAGCTTTGATATGCGGTATGATGCTGTCTAGCAAAATCAAGAATTGCAGCAAGATCGTCAATACTAACTGTTAAATTGACATCTTCACCATGATATCCACCATCTACGATAAATTCAACTTCGGCGAACCCGTCAACTTCGATATTTGGAAAATCAGGTACTGTTCTTACAAACGGAACATCAGTTCGATCAACCATTATCGTCACCTTCCGTTGTTTCGCAATAACATAAGTATAGCAAAATTACCCAAAAAGTCTACCTTTTTAATAGCAGTAAAATCAATAACTTACAAATTATTTTTTTCTTTAATAATTTCAATAACTTAGTGCCCCTACCCGCTAAGTCATTGATTTATATAGACTTATAAATCTTGACCGTTAGTGGATATTCGCATATACTTGTAGAATATTAAGGAAACAGGAGTGACAAATGGCTCGTACAAAAAATCGCACCAAATATGCATCTACTTCACCTATTGTAGCAGGTGCTAAAGCCCTTAAACTGAGTGCTGATTTTGTGCAGCATGTCGGACCAGAGCCAGTCTGGGAAGATATCACTCTTACCGAAGAAAACCGCAAGCATTATATGATTAATGGTTTTAATTGGTATAACTATTGTTTTACCAGCAAAGAAGCCATTGATTTTGTAGTTGAATATCTGAATGTTCAGAAGCGCAAAGACGAAGCAAAACAAGTTAAACGAGCACCTGAGCTGTCGTTTCCTAATGCCATTGGTTGGTTAGCCCGTATGAGCATGATGGGCTGGGAACTCACCGAAGAAGAAGAGCAACGAATTGAAGATGCAATTAAAAAAGCAATTGCATCGGTTCCGGTTAAAGTGGTAGTAGATAACACCGAAGAAAATAAAGTAAATAAGCCTACTATCCAGGATCGTATGCGCGAAAAATGCGCCGAAACTGGTGGTGAACTCGAAGGAATGCTTGATGAATATATTGCCAAAGGCGCTCCTACCAAGCATTCTTATAAGCCTATTAATATCTTAAAGTCTGCAAATATCTTGCCTGGTCATGTAAAAGATGAAGTTGCGCATTGGGAGAAAATGCGTGACGAATTCCAGAAAGCATACGAAGGCAAAGATGCTGATCTCGTCGAAGCGTATTCCCAATTTGGAAAGATTCAATTGCGGAATTTGGTTAAGTTCTGTGATCTGATTATTTCTGATTACCACGGTTATGTTGCGTTTAAGAAGGCAAACAAAAAAGTACGCAAGCGTAAAGTTAAGACCCCGCGCGAACTGGTGCGTAAACTGAAATATATGCCCGAATTTAAGGATCTTGGGTTAACCAGTGTTAAACCTGAGAAGATTGTGGGTGCCAAGGAAATGTTTGTTTACGATACTAAGAAACGTAAATTGATGTATTTCGTAGCAGATGATCATGCCGGTGAGTTGACTGTCCGAAACAATATTATCGAAGGTTTTGACAAGATGAAGTCAATTCAAAAGACTGTTCGCAAGCCTGCAGAACAGCTGAAGGAATTTATGAAGGCAAGTAAGCCCGGTAGTCGTAAGTTTTTCAAGGCAATGAAGTCTGTTGAACAGAAGTTTAGTGGACGGTTTAACGATAACATTGTAATTCTGAAGGTGTGGTAAAATTATTTCGACTCAACGAGAAAAGTAAAACGAACAATAGATATTTTTTGAAACTAAAAAACAGAAAGGTAAAATTATGAAAGCACCTGATGATGTAAAAGAAGCACTGGCAGCAATTGGATTCGAAGCTAACGATGTTTCGCCTGCGGACGAACCAGCCTATACAGAGTTTCGACGAGGCAAAGAATTTTTTCATGTTTGTTTTGCAGTTGAAATTGAAGCACTATCGATTAATGATGTAATAGAACAATTGGACAATAAATTTAATGGAGCAAAATAATGGGTGGTACAGTGGCAGTAACACTTCGTAAAGCAGACGGTACCGAGTACCGCATGTCACGATGGACAAATAGTATGCCATGGGGCATTGCAAATATGCGTATGCTTAATGGCGACGAAGATCATATTAATGCTTATCTAGACCAATGGCTTAAAATGCGAGATGATTATGAGCGTAATAAAGATATTGGAAAATTTGAGTATGATATGACTGATTGTTATTTTCCGGGAAACGGCCTTGTCCCAGACGGATATGGTCTTGTGGTTGTTGATCATATCAACAAAGTTATTCTGAGTATGCAAAGGTATTGTAGTTTTAACACAATTCATGCTGCTGGGATTTCATTGGAATTTAGTGGTAATGTTTTGGGAGTTTCGCCCGAAGATGACGATAGCGATACTACCCGCTTACGTGAATTTTGGGAAGCAGGACGCATCATCGGATGGTTAACCGATAAATCTACACCGCCTGCTCAATGTAAGAGTCGAAAAGATGCGTATTTGCCAATTGATAAAACCTTTGACGAAGTAATCGAGATACTCAAAGATTATCGCACATCGATGACCATTTATGAATTTGGTCTCGATCTTGGTGATTGGAAGTACGAAGAATTTGAAGAATATAATCCACATGAGCTTCGTAGAATGCGAAATCGTATTCTTGAATTAGGTTTTAAACTTACTGATGTTGAAAATAAAGTGTGGGATGAAGTAATCAAAGAAAGTGAGAAAGAGTATGAGCTGTCCTAAAGATATACCACGGTTTGAAAAACCATTACCCTGCGGCGGCACGCCATTTTGGGATAACGCGAGTGATTGTGGATATCGTTGCATGGATTGTTTTGCAGTAATTGGGTCTATCGGAATGCCGGCATATTGCCGAGAGTTGCTTGATAAAGAAAACGAACGTAAAATAATAGTAAAGAAAATGGGTTTTGAAAATGAAACGATTTAATATAAAAAATATTTTTAAAATGACACCTTCGCGCCGATTCGGTATAGCATATTGGACAGGATGCTTCTCAACGGCAATTTTTATGATGTTTTATCAAGACCTGATGGGCAAAGAAAAATATATTAAATAGGTAAAGGAAAATTGGGTAGATTCTTCTCCGTGGATTTGGATAATCCTAATGGTTTTAATTATGGTAATATATGGGTATAACAAACGTCAATTTGAAAAAGAAACCAGCTGGATGACATTAAAAAACCCAAATAAATTAACACCATACGAAATAGAATTAATTAAAGAATTACGAGAGGTATCGTCAAAACCGCAGCAAAATAAACCATCTGCACCGCCTCCGCCGCCGAAACCGAAGACAAAAATCAAATAAGAGGATTATCATGACAACAGAAACAATCGAGAAAGAAAAAATATCGGTAAAGGAAAAACAAGATATTCAGCCGCCTAAAATGTATAAGGTGTTTATTCTAAATGATAACACCACTACTTTTGATTTTGTGATTGCAGTTTTAATGAGAATTTTTGGTCATTCGTTTGACTCCGCAGAAAAAATTACTCTTGATGTTCACTATAATGGAAAAGGATTAGCTGGAATATATCCTCATGATATAGCAGAAACAAAAGCAGATGAGACTTGCCAGGTGGCTAAAAGTGCAGGATTTCCTTTGCGTGCTGTTATCGAACAAGAAGAATAAATAATGACATAACACGGAAAGAAAAAATGTCTCAATTAGAAGATTTAAAACAAGAAGTTTTTGATTATGCATCGGCCTTATTAGGCGAAGGAATGATTGATCTTAGTCTAGATCCTAAGCATTACGAAACGGCATATAAAAGAGCAATCGGAAAATATCGACAAGTAGCACAAAATGCACACGAAGAAGCCTATATTTTGCTCGAACTCGAAGAAAATAAAAACGAATATATTTTGCCTCAGGAAGTAATGGAAGTACGACAAGTATTTAGAAGAACATTTGGATCAATCGGCGGCGATTCAGCTTTTGATCCATTTTCGTCAGCAGTAATTAATACCTATTTAATTAATCTTGGCGGCGCAGGCGGTTTAGCTACCTGGGAATTATATTCTCAAAAATTAGAATTAGCTGCGAGAATGTTTGGTGGATATGTGAATTTTACTTTTAATCCGTCAACAAAGAGATTAACACTTGTTCGTAATATTACTTCATCAGGCGAATCTGTTCTTCTCTGGACATATAATCTAAAACCAGAAGTACAATTACTTACAGAGCTTCAAACATCGCAATGGATTAAAGATTATACCTATGCTGTATGCAAATATATTGAGGGCGAAGCCCGAGAAAAATTCCAGTCAATTGCTGGTCCACAAGGTGGTACTTCATTAAATGGTTCTCAGTTGAAGTCTGAAGCACAGGAATTAATGAATAAATTAGAGGATGATTTAAGAAAATATGCAGATGGAAGTGATCCTTTATCATTTATTATTGGATAGGTGGTTCGATGAGATTTACTCTAATTTTGATATTTTCAATAATTAGCTTTATTGTTGCTAGTCATGTTATCGATATTCAAACAAGAAATGATGTTACTAAAATACCAGTATCAATAAAATCAACACCTATAAATATCGAACAATTGGTTATTAATAAATCAATATCGGTAGTACCAGATATTTTTCTTGACAATCCAAAAGAGACTCCGTACCTTTTTGAAGGTAAACGCGATTCTATAAAAGTCCCAGATGATATCACACGAGAACAAGCAGAGTTATTGTTGTATGCTTATATGGTCGCTAAAAAAGATGGCCATAGAGACCCAAGTGTTCTTCAGGGCATAATTTGGCAAGAATCTCGCGCTGGCGGTTATCCCGGTTATGAAGTAGCAGGTGATGAATTTGGATTACCGGTTGGAAAACGATATTACGGTGTAGCACAAATAAAAGTTGCAGCAGCCCGAGATGTATTCAAGAGATTTCCAAAAGACTTTCCAGAAGTCAATTGGAAACGTACCACAGATGAAGAAATTATCGTATTATTAATTACTGATAAGAAGTTTAATATTCGAGTAGCCAGTAAATATCTCTGGATGCTTGGACATAACGAACGAAAAAAATATAAAAGACCGACTAACTTTGCTATTACAGCGTACAATAGAGGTATAGGAAATGCCCGAAAAATAGATTATAATAAGTGGCATTATACTGTTGCTGTAAATCGATATCGCCGCGGGTTTATTTCACACTTTAATAAAGAAAATGATCTCCAATAAGTCTTGACTTTCTTAATTTTTATCCATATAATGTGCTAATGCAACATTTAATGATAGACCTCGAAACGTTAGATGTAACCCCAACATCTACCATTCTTACCATTGGTGCACAAGGGTTTGATCCATTTAGTGATCATTTTACCGAAGATACTTTTTATGTGCGTGTAGATTTAGATTCTCAAGAAAATCGCACGATTAATGAAAGTACCATTAAATGGTGGAGCAAACAAGATTCAGCTGTTCGAGAAGAAGCATTTAGCGATGAAGATCGCATTCCTTTAAAAGATGCTCTTGAGCAATTATCAAAAATTGCTTTCAAATATGATAAAATTTGGGCAAACGGTATTCTTTTTGATATTGCTATTTTAGAAAATGCAATGTATCAAACTGGTGTTCACATTCCTTGGAAGTATTTTCAAGTAATGGATGCTCGTACAATTTATCAAATGTTTCCTGGAAAAAATAATTTAGGAAATAGTCATAATGCTCTCGAAGATTGTGTAAACCAAATTATTCTTCTTCAGAAGATTTTTAAGGAAAACGGAATTACAAGTTTTCAATAAATGGATCTTTAATCCACGGCAAATCTTGTTTTTCGACACTTACTGAACAGTTAAGACATATTGATCGCAAATTATTCTGTTTAGTATTATTCATATTTCCGTCAATATAAAAAACAATAATTTGTTTTGCCCACCGAGCTTTAAAACCACATTTATCGCACACCATTTTTTTCTTGTAACCGTTACGTGCCCAATTTGGTTTTGGTAACGGTTTTTTCTTTGTTTGTCTAATACACGAATCGCATTTTGACCTATAATAGGTTTTTCCATCTTTTTTATAGTTTATTCCTGCTGGTTTCTGTTTGCAAATTTTGCACATTGGGCGGTTCATAACATTATTTAGTTATGCGAACCTTTTCGATGCCCTTTAAGAAGCGAATTTCTCCTTCGATAACCACCAATTATTTCGGATTTTTTATAAATAGATATAATATTAGAAAAAACGAATTTTGAGGAGAATAATAACATGGCACTTGTTTCACCAGGCGTTGAGGTAACTATTATTGATGAAGCACAATATACCTCAGCAGCACAGAATACAGTACCTTATATTTTAATTGCTACAGCGCAAGATAAAGTAGATCCATCAGGTACAAATATTGCACCAGGCACTACAAAAGAATCAGCAGATAATTTGTATTTAATTACAAGTCAACGAGAATTAGTTAACACTTTTGGAAATCCAAAATTTTATAAAACTGCTGGCGGAAACCCTATTCATGGTCATGAATTAAATGAATATGGTTTAATGACAGCATATAGTGTTTTAGGCGTTACAAACCGAGTTTATATTCAGCGAGTTGATATTGATTTAGCTGAACTCGAAGCATCATTAGTTCGACCTGAAGGCAAACCTAATAACGGAACATATTGGTTTGATTTAGCTGAATCGAGATATGGTTTGCTTGTATGGAATTCTGCTTCGAATTCGTTTAATGCCATAGAACCTATTCTTATTACAGATACAGCAGATCTTGATAGTGGTGTTCCAGCAGCGAGTATTGGTACGATTGGTTCTTACGCAATTGTAACAACTAATACAAATAATCCAACATATTACAAAAACAAAAATAACGCATGGGTACTTATTGGTTCAGATGAATGGAAAGCAAGTATTCCTACTATCGTTGGTAATAATGCTAACCCAACACTTACTGTTGGCGATGATATGGTTATTAACGGAACTACTATTGCAGCAACCGGAACTACTGTTGATACACTTGTTGTTGATATTAACACTGCAAATATTCCTGGTGTAACTGCTGGCAAAGAAAATGATCGTTTAGCTTTATATATTGAAAGCCCAGACCCGGGTCAAAGTCCAGATAGTTCAATTGATGTTACTTTAACTATTGCTGCTGGTGGCACAGGCGATCTTCTCGGAGCCCTTGGTATTGCAGCTGGTTCGTACGCCGGACCTATTGTTGAACATGCATCTCATATCAATATTCCACGTTGGAGAACAACTGATACAACACCACGTCCAAGCGGTTCAATTTGGGTTAAAACATCATCTGTTACAGATGGTATGAAAATTATCATTAAACGTTATAATTCAACATCAAATGAATTTGATATTCAAGGTGCACCTGTTTATGAGAATGATTGGGCAGCTAATGCTGATTTAGATCCGGCAGCCGGAGGTAAAAATATTACTCAAGGTGCTACTTACGTTCAAGTTGACGTAAATGAAAATGACACTGGTACCTTTAAGATTTTTGAACGTTTAGCAGGCGAAACTGTTGTAATTGGTGCAACTGTTAACCCAACATTCACCGTCGGTGATGAATTCACTGTTTCTGCAAGTGCAGCAAATTCGTCGAGCTTGTTAGCGCCCGTAACAGTTACAATGACCGGAACAACAGCAGCAGATTTTGTTGCTGATGTTAACGGTGCTGGTATTCCAAATGTTGAAGCAGAAGTTACTTCAAATGGTCGTGTGCAGATCAAACACACTGGCGGCGGCGTTATGGTGGTTGAAGATGTTACTGGCGGCCCACTTCTTGCAGCTGGTATTACCGCTGCACTTGAAAATGTTCGTACACGCAATAATGGACAGTTGATTATAAGTAATTGGCTACCATTAACTTATGTTGCTAGTAATGTTGAGCCTGGACAGGATCCAATTGATGGAACACGTTGGTACTATCCAGCTTTTGACGAAGTGGATATTATGATTCACGAAGGTGGAATTTGGAAAGGTTACCGCAACGTAACAAATGACATTCGTGGTCATGATTTAACACTTACTGATCCAAATGGTCCTATTTTTAGTACAATAGCACCTGAATTCCAATCAGACGGATCATCTCTTGAATATGGTGATCTTTGGATTGATACCAGCGATTTAGAGAATTATCCATTGCTTTACCGTTGGGAAAATGTTAATGGTGTTGATAGTTGGGTAAAAATTGATTTAAGTGACCAAGTATCAACAAATGGAATTTTATTTGCTGATGCACGTTGGGCAAATAATGATTCAACAGATCCAATTTCCGATGATATTCCTTTAATTAGCGATTTACTTGGAAGCGACTATGTTGACATTGACGCACCAAACCCAGCTTTATATCCAGATGGAATGTTACTTTGGAACACACGACGTAGCGGTTTTAATGTTAAAGAATTCCGTGTTAATTATTTTAATGCGAATGATTTTACAAGTGCAATTCTTCCAACCGAAACCAATGCCTGGGTAACAGTTTCTGGACTTAAAGATGATGGATCAGCAAACTTCGGTCGTTTAGCACAACGAGCAATGATTGTAAGTGCAATGAAAGAAGCAATTGATACCAATCCAGATATACGAGAAGAACAGCGTCAGTTTAATCTTTACGCAGCTCCTGGATATCCAGAACTTATACCAAATATGGTTGCACTTAATAATGAACGTGCTAATACTGGATTTGTAGTAGGTGACACACCATTAAGACTACCAAATACCGGAAGCGAAATTCAAAAATGGGCAACTAATAATAATGGTTTAGGTTTACCAACAAATGACGGTCTTGCAGTAAATGATGAATATTTAGGTGTATTTTATCCAAGCGGCAGAACCACTGATCTTGATGGTACAACAATTGTAGTTCCGCCAAGTTATATGATGATTCGTACAATTATTCATAGTGATGAACAGTCATATCCTTGGTTAGCACCAGCAGGTACACGTCGCGGACAAATTGATAATGTTGACGGAATTGGTTATCTAGATGCAATTACGAATGAATTTAAGCCAATGCTTACAAGACAAGGCATTCGTGATGTATTGTACTCAAATAATGTTAACCCAATTACCTTTATGTCGGGTGCTGGATACATTAACTTTGGTAATAAAACAACCAAGCCAGGTTCAGCATTAGATCGCATTAACGTTTCGCGTTTGGTGTCATATATTAGACAACAAGCTGATGCTATTGGCAAATTGTTTGTGTTTGAGCCAAATGATAAGTTAACACGAGACGAAATCAAAGGTCAAATGGAACGTATGCTTAATGATTTAATTGCAAAACGTGGTCTTTACGATTATGTTGTAGTATGCGATGAGTCGAATAATACACCAGCACGTATTGATCGTAATGAAATTTGGGTTGATATTGCTATCGAACCTGTTAAAGCTGGTGAATTCATCTACATTCCGGTTCGCCTTAAGAACACAGGTGAAATTTCCGGCCAGTAAGTTAAGCAATTAACTATATTAAAAAGCCCCTTAATTGGGGCTTTTTTATTGTCTCCATATATATATATTTCTCGTGACCACAATCCCAAATTCTTAAATAACCATTTTTCTTTGATATATTCTTGTTGCATACGATTATTTAAAGAGGAAGATATTTTTCATATATTTTTTTCAGCATAAATAGATTTAACAGGTTAAATAGCAGGTTCAGAGCATTATGAAATGTAAGATATGTCAAAAAGAATTAAAAATGATTACAAACACTCATCTGAAATTGCACGGCATTACAATCGACGAGTATAAAAAGAAATATGGAGATTTAGTTGACGATGAATTTCGGAAGCTAAAAAGCCAGCAAAGTTCCGGAAAGAATAATCCAAATTTTGGAAAGAAGCATGATGCTAAAACCAGAAAAATCATCAGCGAAAAACTCAAAGGGCGTGAAGCCTATAATAAAGGCATACCAATGACTGAGGAACAGAAACAAAAATTAAGTCAAAAAGCAAAAGAGAGAAATGAAATTTGGAAAGAAACCAATAGTCATCCCCGGACAGGAAGAAAGCATACCGAAGAAACTAAACAAAAAATTCGTGAAAAACGAAAGAAACAAATAATCAAACCCGAATCAGTTCAAAAAGCAATCGAAACAAAACGTCGTAACGGATACAATTTGGCATTTTTCAAAGGCAAGAAACACACTGCCGAAACCAAAAAAATTATCAGCCAAAAATCAAAAGAATCTAATAAATTGCGATCGCAAAAAGCTCTTGAAGAAACAGCTCAGCGTATTTCTAAATATGGATATTCAATTGTCAAAGTTGACAGCATCAATGCCACTATAAAATGCGAAAATGGTCATGAGTTTACTTTTACGCGACAATATCTAACTGAATCAAAATTTAAAAAAGAATTATGTCCCGAATGTTACCCAAGAGAATTCTATATTAGTAAAGGAGAATCGGAAATAGCAAATTTTCTAAGACAATTTACAGAAGTAATTCAAAACACCAGAAAAATAATTCCACCAAAGGAGATAGACATTTATCTACCAGAATACAATATCGCCGTTGAGTATAATGGTTTATATTGGCACTCAGAAAAATTCAAAGAAAAAAATAATCATTATGAAAAATCACAAAAATGCTATAAAAAAGGTATCAAGTTAATTCAAATTTTTGAAGATGAATGGATTAATAATCCTGAAATTGTTAAATCACGATTGCTATCGTATATGAATAAAAATAAAACCATATATGCCCGAAAATGCAGTATTAAGGAAATTAATTCTAAATTAGCGAATGAATTTATCAATAAAAATCATATTCAGGGTCGAGGGCGAAGTAACGTCAGAATTGGATTATTTTATAAAGATCGACTTGTTGCTGTTATGACATTCCTGAATGGCGACAAATCAAAATCGTTAAACGGTTGGGAATTAAATAGGTATTGTTCAATTATTGGATACAATGTAGTTGGTGGTGCGTCAAAACTTTTCAAATATTTTATTGAAAAGTATTCACCTGATCAAATTACGACGTTTGCAGATTTACGATGGGCATTTGGATCAAAATTTTATGAAAAATTAGGTTTCTCATTCGTATATAATTCGCCGCCAAATTATTGGTACGTTTACCCAAATGAAATGAAACGCCGCCATAGATTTTCATTGCGTAAAAAAGATACGGTATTATCTGAGCGAGAACTTCGTGATTCTGAAGGATATATTCGAATATATGATTGCGGGCACGCCAAATATATATGGCATAGAAGATAAGAGTCTTAATTAAGCAATTAACTATATTAAAAAGCCCCTTAATTGGGGTTTTTTGGTGAAAGAAAAATGATAAATAATATTAAGAAATATACTATAGGAGACAAATAATGTCAGTTTCATCATTAACAAAAATGACGGTTCCAGTACCTGGTGGTCAAAGCGCAACAAGCCAAGGTTTGTTAATGCCTAAATTAAAATATCGTTTTCGCGTTATTTTCGAGAATCTAGGTGTTTCAACTCCGCGTACTGAATTGACAAAACAAGTAATGGATTTCACACGTCCTAACCCAACATTTGAAAATATCGACATTCATGTTTATAACTCGATTGTTAAATTAGCTGGCAAGCCAAGTTGGGCTGATGTTTCATGTAATATTCGCGATGACGCAAGTGGCACTGTTACAAAACTCGTTGGTGAGCAAATGCAGAAGCAATTTGATTTTATGGAACAAGCCTCAGCAGCATCAGGAATCGATTATAAATTCACAACTCGTGTCGAAATGCTTGACGGTGGTAATGGTGCTCACGAGCCGCAAGTTCTCGAAACATGGGAATTATATGGATGCTATTTACAAAGTGCTAATTATAATGATGTGAATTACGGTGCTAATGAACCAGCAACAATTAGTCTTGTCATTCGTTTTGATAACGCAGTTCAAACACCACTTGGTGCAGGAATTGGCGCAGACGTTGGGCGTACACTTGGCTCAAACGTTACAGGCTAATATTTAATGAGTGGATTAGATAAATTTCTCGGTGTAAAATCCGTTAGCGATCTAACAAAACAGGTTGCTGACGGATTTACCGAAACAAAGTATCTTAAAGATTACGCACACGCATCAAAATTGATGCGTTCAAATAATCTTGCGTTAGCACCGAAACAAAAATTTCTATTCCACGTTTTTTTTAATTTAACTTACCCTAGATTACTTAAATCTGAAGATAAAGGGCTAGTTGGTGCATTAGTTAAAAGCATTCAACTACCATCATTTCATTTAGACACTCAAGAATATATTCAATATAACAGAAAACGTTTAGTTCATAATAGAATTAAATATCAGCCAGTGACAATGAAACTTCATGATGATGGCGAAGGTCATGTACTTGATTTATGGAATCAATATTATAATTATTACTTCGCTGATTCTCGTTATGATTATGATGCAGGACTTGTTGTTAATAACCCAGGTGTAAGAGTTAATTATAATGCACGTGATATATATCAACGTCCGATAATTAATAATGTTTGGGGTAAAACAATTGAAACACCAGATGCGAATGGAACAAAGCCGGCCTTTTTCAAAGATATTACAATTTATGGTTTTAATCGCGGAAGGTTTATAGCTTATATCTTGATAAATCCAGTGATAGTTAGTTGGAGTCATGATAATTATGATTATTCTGCAACTAACGGGACTATGGAACATAATGTTCAAATACAATATGAAGCTGTTAAATATGTCGACTCGTCAGCTGTCGTTGACACCGAAAAAGAAAATGTTAAAGGATTTGGAGACAAATCTCGTTACGACACTGAACCAGGAGCATTAGGTCCAGGAAGTACAAAATCTATTGCAGGACCTGGAGGTCTAGCTGAAACATTTAGTGCAATTGGAACAGATTTGGCTCAAGGTAACATTGCCGGTGCCGTTCAGAAATTAGGAGCAGGCGCAAAGACTTTTGGTAGTGTTGAGAACTTGGTTGAAACTGTAACTACTGAAACACGCGAGATACTTTCATCAGGTGTATTAGAACAATTTTCAGCGCCAACAAGTGCTCTGCATTTTCCAGTAGGCGGCGAAAATGTAGCTAAAAAAATATTTAGACCGAAAGGATCGTAGTTATGGCAATTATAGGCAATGAATATGATTATATAGTTGAATCGTTTGAAAAAGTGACTGGAAGTAAAAGTGTAGCACAGAATTTTACTGACCTTCTGTATCAAATTTCTCAAAAAACAAATATTCATGTTTTAGAATTATTCGAATCAATAAATCTTGAAAATGAATTGTCGCTAAATTTATCGATGGCATACTACCTTAATTCAATCGGACCAAAAACTGCATTATACGGGATTCAAAATCCTATCAAACCAAATTATTATGCCGGGCGCAACGTCTTGGAGTGATAAATGAGACGTGGTAGTCAAAAATACTCCCAGGGAATCTTTACTCCTAAAAATCCACAAAAATATGTAGGGAAAGGAAAGATTATATATAGAAGTTCGTGGGAACATGCCTTTATGACATTCTGTGATAATAATGAGCATGTTCTTGAATGGGCATCAGAACCTATCAGAATTCCTTATGTTAATCCTTTAACCGGCAAAAAAACAACGTATGTTCCGGACTTTTTAATAAGATATAGAGATAAAAATAATAAAATTCATACCGAACTTATCGAGATTAAACCATCCGATCAATCTTATCTTAAAGAAAACATGACTTCTCAACAAAGAGCGGTTGTTGCATTAAATCATGCAAAATGGAAGCAAGCACAGAAATGGTGTAATAAACAAGGTATTACATTTAGACTTATTCATAAAGAAGATATATTTGCTCAATCCGGAAAACAAAATTTACGTCGCAGATGATATTTTATAACTATTAAATATGAGCGACAAAAATATCTTTTCACCACCAACCTACGGTTCTATTGAAACACATTATATTCTTGCAATTAAAGATAAATCTCCAAAAGAACTTAATGCATATATTGATAGACTTAATAAGTATGATGATAAAGAAATTTTAACTTTAATTTTTAAAAGATACCCAGATAAAGATATTAGAATAAAAGTAGGAAAAATTCTTTATTATAATTAGTCATAAATACTTGTATGACTAAAAAATTAGAATCTCTTTTTGACTTACCGACTGAAGTTGATGAAAGCGATGACATCAACTCAACTCCACCTAGCGAAACTAAAAATTCCGAAATGGTAACATTGGAAGCAATGGACAATCTTGAAAAGATTGATCAGGCATTACCAGCGATTAAAGGTCTTGAAGCTGCCGATTCTGAAATGGATGAAATAGCCGAAATGGCAATCGGAAGTTATAAAGATTTAATGGATCTTGGAATGAATGTTGAAGCCAGGCTTGCAAGTGAGATTTTGAGTTCGGCAAGTAATTTTTTAGGTCATGCTATTACAGCGAAGAATGCAAAAATCAATAAAAAACTAAAAATGATTGAGTTGCAATTACGCAAGGCAAAGCTCGATCAAGAAAGAAAAAAAACAAACGAAGAAGAAAATACCGGTGAAGGAAAATTACTTGATAGAAATGAGTTGTTAGCAGAAATTCTTAAGCAGAATAAAAAAGACTAAATCGATAAATATAAAGAAAATAAGTGAGTTTATAACTATGAAATCATTAAATGAATATCTCATCGACGCTAAAAGAGAATTTAATTATCGTATCAAAGTTGCTGGCG